CCCTAGACGCTCATCAAAATCTTGAATATTTTCTGATCCACCTACAGAGAATGGATTGTACTTAGAAGTTGCAATTTTATACATCTTCTCATGAATTGTTTCTTCTTTCTCTTCAGTTGGACCTTCATAATCCAACCCATCTTCTTCATCAGTAAACCAGTTTGCTACTTCTTCTTCTGCTCTTGGTGTCTCTTCTTCAACTGCATTCATCGCAAGCATTTCAGCGTCTAACTCCGCTCTACGTTCAGGTGGTGCATACTTATTATCATTAGTTGCTATTGGCATAGAATCCAATGGATTTGCCAATTCGTTAATCACACGATTTAACCATGTTGTACTATCTTCTTCTTCGTGTGATTTAGTCATAAAAGAAAACCAGTTAGATGGATTTAGTGAGGTCATAATTAGGTAAGTGTTGGTGCTTCAGGATCTAGAGGGGTTTTACCAGATGCTCCGTTAGTATTATCTGGAGACATACCGCCCATAGGTTCCATTGGTAATCCTGTCTCAGGATCAATAGGAGCCATTGGGTCTGGTATTATACCCTGTTCTATCTCTTTTGCAATCTGCTTATCCTGTTCGATTATCTCTTCATCAGTCTGACGAATAATCTTACGACGAACCCAATCTTGTGAGTAGTACTTACCAACATAAGGTTCTGCAGTAGCAGCAATGTTCAATCTCTCTGTCATTAGTTCTGCTTCCTTCAGTTCAGAGAAGTGATTATCATATAAGAAGTCATATTGAATATGCTCTTCCATCTTCTCCCAATCTTCAGGGGATACTAAGTTCTTAAGTAAACATTGAGTCTTCAACATATCGTTGAACATTCTTGAGAATCTCTTACGCAGTCTACCTACAAACTTAGTAAACTTAAGTTCATCTCTAAGGATCTCTGAAGACCTTCCAAGGTTAAAACCACCTTCACCACCCTGTCTTGACTCAGGTACGTTTAATGATCTATATAACTTGCTTTGGAAGTATTTGATATCTGATAGTTCACCTAAGTTTTGTCCACCTGGTAAAGTAGTAATCTCAGTTCCTCTACCACCTTCTCTACGTGGTAACCAGAAGTCCTCCAACATGGACATAAACTTCTTATCATCACGGATCTCACCAGTGCTGGCATCATATACCAACTTGTTACGATAACGCATCATAACATCACGTAGGTATTGCTCTGCCTTCATCTTAGGAAGATTACCAACATCAATGTAGAATATTCTTCTCTCAGGTGCTCTTGACAGTCTGTAGATAACAAGAGAGTCCTCAATCATTCTTAATTGGTTGAGTGACTTAATTGCTTTGTGTAGATAAGATAATGTTGTTCCCTTGTTCCTATCAACTAATCCAGATGTACAGTATGAGATTGCATCTTTTGCAAACTTAACTCCACCACCAGATCCTTTGCCTGGTTGTCCACCATAAGGTGCTACATTCTGTTTTGGATTATATACAAAATACTCTTTAATATTTGGGAACGGTGAGCTCATTGGATTGTCACGTCCATCCTGTGTCTGAACACCACCACCTTTATCTTTTTTAGTTATTGATTCACGAACATAACGCATCTTCAGTGCATCAATATATCTCAACTCTTGAATCCCATCATGAGGATTCTTTAAGTCGATTACTTTATGGTAATATAATCTTCCATCAACATACCAATTCCTATAAATCTCATGACACTTCTTATCAAAGTCTAGAAGTTCAAGAACAGTTTTAAATTCTTCTCTTATTTTTTTCTTTAAACTATCTCCAGCATTTAGATTATCTAAGTCTATCTGAACAGGACTGTCGTTTAAATCACTTACGATTGCTTCATTGACGATATCTTCAATAGCACCATCACATTCTGGATGGAGTGCCATCTCTCTATATCTCTTAATGAGATCATATTCGGTTTTATAGACCCCTTCTATATCTACATACGAACCAAAAAATCCACTGGTAAGATAGTGATCAACCCCATCCTCGTTTGATTGAGGTATGGGGGATACTACGCCAGGGGATTTCTTACTTTCGTTATCCTCAATAGAAAAGCCGAATAACTTAGCCATTATATTGTCTTAATACTGTGTATCTATTTATTATACCACAGCAATACCAGTTTGGTCAGTAGCCTCTGCTTGCCAGTACTGTACTTGGAATTCAACTGTATATTCCTCAATGGTATCAGAAGTATCGTATGATAGATCTATCTGAGATACATTGGTTGGGAATATATCGAAGAACTTATAAGTCCTTAGAGGTTGTACGCTATCTGCATCAGCGTTTTCTGTAGAGAATCTTGATTGTCCTCTACCTAACTGATACACGTAAGCATCGGTCATGTATGAAGAAGGGTTAGTAGCACCAGTGTTGTTATCCAACTTACTGATCTGATTCATCCACTGCTCAAATGATGTTCTTAGTTTGAAGTCCTCATCATTAATGATGGTTGTAGTCCAAGTATCGAAGGTTCTGTCTCCAGCAACCTTTAGAATACGACCTCTAAACGGAACGTCAATTTGTGCAATATTAGAAGCAGGTAATGCTGCTGCCTTACACAAAAAACTGAAGGTATCATCATCCCATCCAGATACGAATGATGGGAATGTTGGAATTGATACTTCAAATAAATTTGGTCTTGCTGCACCGCCTAAAAGTTTTGCCTTAAAGTCGGTGATAGTCCTGATTTCTCTTGCCATTTTGGTTAGAATCCTCCTTAGTTATTTAATCAATCAGTATCAAACTCTACCAGCGACTTCTTCAAAGCTAACACCAGTACGTGTAGCAACGAAGGTCAGGGTGATGTAGTTGATCGACTTCGCAGGCTTCAGGAAGATGTCTGCTCGGAATTCATTATTATCAATTATGTCTGGAGTGTTGTTTGTCTCATCACAAATAACCAGATAATCGTAAATACCACGTTTTGCTTGAACATCACGTAGGTATGGTTCAACGATGTTAACGAAGTTTGCCCTCGTTACCTGATCGTTAAACTCGAAGAGTTGTGCCTGTGCTGCTCTTTCAAGTGCTTGCTCAACTGTCAAGAATAAACGACGAACGTTAATTCTATCAAATGCGGAAGCATATGCTAATGCAGTCTTATCACCGAAGAGAATAATTCCAGTTCCAGGTGTATTAATTATTGAGTTAATACGTGAGGAGTAAAGAATGTCTCTTTGTGCTTTCGTTGGGTTGTATGCAAGTTTAATTGCATTCTTAATTACACCACGCTGCTGTCCAGCAGGTGAGAACCAAGGATAAGCAACTAGGTTTGTACGACACATCAATCCAGCAATATCTGGGTTGCATGGAAGGTAACGGAACTTGTTATTGAACCTATCGTAAGTATACTTGTAACCACTGTCAAAGATTGCATAAGAAGAAGAACTTAGTGGTCCAAAGAACTCAACTATGTTACTAGTTTGAACGATTGGGTCAGTAATGTTAACTACTGTTCCTTTGTGTGGTGAGATAACAGTCACACAATCTTTTCTAGACTCAGCAATACCAATTAGTTTGTTTGCTTTTGCCTGAGTATCATTGAGAGAATTACAGGAAGGTCCCATCAATAGGTAATCAACCTGAACCTCATCTTTATTATCGAAGAGGTTATAAGCAGTAATTAGATCTCCCAATTCTGCCTTAAGTCCACCAGCAGAAGTGTAATTCTCACCGTTTGTTAGTGAGTATGTTACCTGACCAACAGAACTAAATGTATTATCTTTAGCAACTCTGTTCCAGCGTGTGGAGTTTTGAGTTAGTGCATACCATACAGTTGGTTGATCCGAATCCCCATAAACTAATGCTCCACTAGACTTATTAAAGTAAGTTCCAGTAGGGAATGTATTATGGAAGGTATCGTTACCTTGTCCTTGGTTAGCACCTGCATAGATGTAATTCGAGAAGTTGGCAAGATAAGACTTGTACCATGTCTTCTGTGGTGCATTTGCTTCAGATACAGCATCAGTTGCCTTAGATAGGTTCAGATGCTTCTCTAGAATATTACCTCGGATACCAGTTAGAGTACCAGCATCATCAACAATAACAACGTGAAGTTCATCGTTCCTACCACCTCGCTGTGCTGTGTAGTTTGAGGTTCCAGGTTTAGGAGCAATACTTCGCCAGAATACTTTAGAGTTATCTAATCCAAGGGTTTGGTTATTGTACCAATCATCAACACCAGCAACTAATACTCTGGAGTTTGTTCCTTCAACAGAAACAACAACCTTATCATCTCTAAGAGATACTGTGTTTAGTTTGATGTCGTCAGTAATTGATGTACCACCAATTCCTGCACCGTTAATGGTAATGGTTGTTCCAACACCATATGCTTCGCCAGGATTTGTTAATGATACAGTTCCAATACCACCAGTTGCATCTCGGAATACTGTAAAGACTGCTCCTGTACCTTCAGCACTTGTACCTGTTAGGTTAGTGTAAGTACCACTAGAAGCAGATGGAACAGTAGTTGAAGATGTAAGTCCAACTGTATTAATCTTACCTTGATTTAGATCATAACCACCAACGTATGTACCAGCAATGGAGACTGTATCAGTTACAGTGTATCCAACACCAGCATTTACAATAACTGCAGAAGCAACACCACCATCTGTACTGTTTCTTGTAATAGTGAATGTAGCATCAGCACCACCGCCGTTAGTAGTACCACCAACTCCAATATAAGATTGGTCTTGCTGACCATTAATCTGAGATGAAGTGGTTATTCCAATACTTTGAATCGAGTCTTCGGGTGACATTACATCGCCGTCAGAGTCAAGAATCGTTAATCTTTGGTCTTTTAAGAACGAAGCATATGCACTATTTTCTGCATAGTTTACATATGTTTCCTTTCCAGGTTCCGTGCCACCAGTAGATACCCTGGATCGTATTTTGACCGTTAATGAACTAAATGACGTTTCTGGAGCGTTAACTATTTGAGTGATAACACCCTTAAGATAACCTTGGAAGACAGAAGTGCTTCCTGCACCAGGAATTATTTGACCACTAATGTCAACCGTTACACCGTATCCAACTTGAGCACCCATATCGGTTACTGAAGTTGTTGCAATACCAATGATCTGGTCTCCTAAGTCATCAATATAACAAACCTTTAGAGAATTTCCCCACCGTCCTGGGTTTTTTGCTGCATATAGGAAGTTCGACGCTGCATCTATGTAATTAGTGTTATAGTCGTCAAAGTTCTTAATCTTTGTACCTGCTATAGAAGAAGTACCTACACCAACGTTTGAGTTTGCGAGGTTATCGTCATCGGTACGTATTACCTTAAGCACACCACCATAGGAGAGGTATTGTGATGCTGACATCCAGTACTCATACTGGGCATCGTCATCATAAGGCTTACCGAATGTGGTTATCAGATCCTGCTCTGTAGCAATATTGATCGGTTCTAATACGGGACCAATTTCAAAAGGTCCAGCAATACCTCCAATATTGTCAAGAACGTTTTCCGCTCTACCTACCGTTAAGTCAACTTCTCTAGTCAGTACACCAGGAGATAATTGAGGAGTGGCCATGTTCTATGTCTCCAAAAATTCTCAGTTTTGTTCTAGAGATATTTATTAAAATATAACTTTAGAAGGGGTTCCTACCTATATTCCCACATGTATGACATATCACCATACTCATCAGTGAACCATCTGTCTCCAGTAGAGTCTACAAAACTATCTTCATCTAACCCATTCTCAATAAAACCAAATGGAGCCATATCCTGTTCTATTTGATTCTTTTGCTCTTCATATAACCTTCTACGCACATCCTGATCTGTAATCTCTTTAAAATAATCTTGTTCGACTAACCATGCATATATGACAAGACACATTGCTAAGTCATCATTACATCCATCCTCTGCTTCAAATGAATTTCTTTTCTCAATAAAAGTAGTTAATTCACTAATAATCTCATAATCCTTGAATATTATTTTATCCGATTCTATTAAAGTCTTTAAGTTTAAACACCCAACCTTTTTAACCGTCTTGGACATCTTAACTCCAAGTTGAGTCTTTTTACCAGAGAATCCCTGACCTACAACTTGACCTGCTCTACCTCTCATAGAACACATAAGAACATTCTCATATTCCAAATCGTAATTAAGAATAGAAGCAACTTGATCTCCTACATCATTAACCTCACACAAGATATATGCCATATTATAATTTCTAGCAATATCGTGGATTATTGAGGGGAACAGCATAGGTTTAATTTCATTATTCCTATACTTTGCCACCAATTGATGTGGGAAGGTTGTTATATCAACAACAGTAAATGCAGAGTAATCATTACCTACACCACGAGCAACATCAACAGTAATAACATAATTATGATCTGGTTTAACATCCTCATATACATCCAATCCTTTACTACTTATCTTAGGTGCTTCATAAACCAAATTCCTTAATTTATTAGGACTAATCAAAGTATCAACAGATCCTAAGAATTCGCATTCAAACTCAACACGGAATTGTTGTTCCGAAGTGTTTGCAATAGTTTGTTCCTTCCAAACCTCGTCTCGACCTGGAACATCCCACCAATTAACCTCTGTAGGAATATATTCGTTCTTCTCTCGTTCAGCATCATGCCAAAGTTTATAGAAGTGATTCATCCCGTGAGGGGTAGAAACAATTATAACTTTGGTTTTTTGACCAGATGAAATAGTAGGATAAACCGAACTAAAGAACTGATCTGCTAAATGGTTTGCAACGAACGCAAACTCGTCTAGGAATATAATGTTGTAAGATCCACCACGAACCGCAGAAGCAGATGTAGATGCAGCAATAATTTTGGAACCATTCTCTAATTCAAGAGATGCTTTGTTCCAAGTTAAAACTCCCTGTTGCAACCACCTAGGCAAGTTTTCGTATGCAGTTTGAAGTCTATCTAATAAATCTTTTGCAGTTGATGCTTTGTTAGCAAGAATTGCTATATTAATATTATCATTAAAAATTGCATAATGAAGTAGATATGATACTACGATTGTAGACTTACCAGACTGTCTAGGTAACTTACAAATATTAAATCTATGATTATGAAATCTATCCAGCATCGTCTCCTGGAAAGAATATGGTTTAAACGGTTGTAAACCATAGTCCAAAGTAACAATGTTTATATACTTCTTCGCAAAATATATCGGATCATCTATACATTTAGAAAATTCAAGGACATGCTCCTCAGTAAATTCTTGAGCAGTATTGGCCTTTTTTAATAAGGGATTACCAAGATAATGATCAACAGCCATCTAATTAGTTTGCAAATCCTACAGCAGCACCTAAAACACTAGCATCTGCTGCATAAATTGCCTCAGTTGATTTTTTTCCAACAATTTCAGTTGTATTACCTAGCATTGTAAAGGTTCCAATTGTTGTAGATCCTCCAACAGAATCAATGACGGTTATTACTCTAGCAGTAGAAGTAGTATTGACAAGACGAACTGCTGAAGCACCACCGAAGAGAGATGCACCTGCTGCATCAGTGCCACATGCTGCTTGAGTTCCTTTAATTAAAGTGATCATGATTTTTTAGTGTCCCGTAGTTCTATTTATTAAGCACTGTCTTGTGCTTTCTTCTCGTCATCACGAACTTTCTTAGTAGCCTTTAAGAATTTTTCGAGATTCTTTTGTGACTTCTCATCACTTGCCTTCAACCTTTCAAGGTTTGCTCTCATGGCATCAGCAATTTTACCTTCACCCATAAAACTTTTTAAAGACTTCTTCTCTTCATACTGAGGATGTCCTTTGATCTTGTCATATCCACCATGCTTTTTAGCAAGAGCAGCCTTCTTCTTTGCATAATCAGGTGACTTTGTATTGTCATACTTTGCCTTTGCTTCTGTTACTGGAGCACAATCACAGTCATCATCACATTCTTGATGAGATTCATGTGTATCACAACCACAGTCTTTACTTTCCTTAGTTACCTTGATGATTGGATTACTGTCGTTATCCCACTGGGCTTCTTGACTTGCAAGTTCATACTTATCAAACCACTGAACTCTTCCACCAGGATATACTTTAACAATCTCATCCTGAACATCAGACCTAGTTGGCATTTTTGCCTGAGGGAAGAACATTTTGAGGTTATACATTTTACCTCTCCAGTTCACACCAACCATAACGATGTTACCGAATTCTGATGGTAGCCTTACTGCTTCATCAACTGTCATTTGGAGTTCCTCCTTCTTAGTTTTCTTCTCAGGTAAACCTTTGTGCTTTGTAGATGCAAAATCTTTTACATCTTTAGTCTTCATACTACCAGCAGCTTTTGCAACCTCTGGTGTAGATGCTTCACCAGTTCTTTTCGCATGAAGAACTGCACCCATAAACCTTTGCTGTTTTTTAGAGACTGCTTCTTCTGATTGAGTAGCAGCAGCAACTTTTCTATCTATCTCTCTAGATAAATTTTCTCTGTCTTTTGCTTTTTGTTTTGCCTTTGCAACTGCTTGAGCACGTCTAGCAAATGTTTGACGAACAGAATCTTGTGACTTTTGAGCAGATGCAACTGTCTGGGCAGACTGTTGCTTTTGTTTTTGAACGTTTGCTCTTCTTTTATCATCAAGATTTTCATTTACATCTACATTACCTTTGGTATTTGTAGACTTATGAATAGTGTTATGTCTGTGATCTCTTGCTGATTTAGTTGCTTTGAGTTCCTTTTTTGCCTGAGCATAAGAATCCTCTTCATTAACCCATTGATCAGCAGCCTTCATTTTAGGCATAACATCTTCAGGTCTAATAAGATCAATAATTTCAGCAAACTTCTTACCATCAGCGGTATGAAGTACTACGTTCTCACCCATTCCACCTGGATCAATTGCTTGATCTCCACCATCCTCTTGATCATCATTATCATCATTATCTGGTACAAGACGACCTTTAGAATTCATATGTGATCCTTTAGGAATCTTCTTGCATTTTTTATCAGTATAACAATAATATTCACCCTTCCCACATGTTTTATTCATGTGAGCTTCTTCAATTTCAGTAATGATTAAGTCTACTATTCTCAACCCTTCAATCTGTGGATTTGGTGGAAGTTCGATTTTAGACTTCAATTTACGCTTTGCTACAGCAACTTCATTAGGATTTGACGATTTGGTCATATTCCTAATCTTAGCCTGTTTAGAGGCATCTTTATGAGATTTTTTATCAATAGCAAAACTCGTCATTTTAAACGCAGTTTTTTTCTATTTATCTTCTTTCTCAGTTCTATTCTTCTTTAATAATTTAGATAGTTCTGCTGTAGAACCAAAAAACATTGCATTAGTGACGTTAGTTGGTCCTTTTGTATTGTCTTCTTCTACTTCTTTAATCTTCTTTTGTAGATCCATTAATTTATCTGTGGTATCCGAAACAGATTTAATAAGTTGACCAACAACCTCAAATGCTCTTGCATTACCTTGATCTACAGCAATCTCTAACGCACTATCAAGTGCTTCTTGTCCCTTCTCTATAATACTGTAAAGATTACCACGAGTATACTCATAATCTTTATCAATATCAATCTCTTTTGACTTAGAAACTTTATCAGGTTTCTTAGGTTTTACTACTTCAGATTCTACTGGGGTAATATCAAAAGTATCATTTAGATCTTCAAATTTGTCTTTCATGACTATCCACTAAAACCAAAATCATCACCTGCTTCTATAAGTGCATTATCAGCAGATGTTATTCCTTTAACATCACTACCACGAACATGTTCAATAGCAGTTGTATTATAAGAAGCACGTTTTACATTCAACTTATTATCTGTAATAGATTCAATGTACATTGTCTCATTATTAATATCAATGAAGGTATTTGCTTCTAATCCTGCAGGATCATCTACTGGTATAACAGTAGCACCTGCAAGAACATCTTCTGCTAGATTCGCAATAACATCTCCAGTATAATTCTTCGTAGCAACTGGTGTAGCATATGTAATCTGACGACCAGAACCATATGCTGCACTTCTTTCTCCAGGTGTAATACCAACAGATACCTTCTTGATAAGATCTTTTGGAGCAACTGGAACTGGACCGAATAGGTATGTCTTAGCAACAAAGTTTAATGTATAAAGCAAAACTCTTCTTTGTGTATAATCACCTTCATAGTTGTCTTCAAAAGAAACATTCTCTAAAGTAATTGGTATATCTTTCTTCTCTCCAATACTCTCTACTAAGTCAATAGTAACTGTATAATTTGGTTGGAAATATGGAAGTATCTGTTCAACGATCTGTAAAGCATCATCATTTAGAAGGGTCATTATATTTAATTCAAATGCCATATTATAGGGAACTGGCATGTAAACCTTACGAACATCCTTCTTATCAGTTTTAATAGCAGTAGTAAATGTTTGAGTCGCACCTAATTTTCTACTAGTATCATATTCAATACCAGTAAACTCAAATGACATTCTAGGCAAACTCATAGATACTGGTTTATTCAGTTCTGGTTGTTGCTCTATTCTTGCTAAAAACTTTTGAGTTGGTCCATATGCCAACGGAACTTTAATAATAGCAGATGGATCATCAAGAGCAGCACCATCTCTATGGATAGTGATCCCATTGAACAAAGTTCCAAATGCGATTACAGTCTTTCTAAAAATTTGATGGTAAAAATGATCAAACATAATTATACATTTCCAAATGGGTTACTTTCACTAAAGTCTAAAATATTATCTGCTTCAGACTCTATAGTAGTATTTTGGGCATATCCAGAATCTGGATTATCGTCACTATTTAGATCACTTATAGCAAACTTTGTTCCAGTCTCTTGTCCGACAACGTATTCACCTTTTACAAAGGTTCCAACAATTTGACCTACTCGCAACTCTCTAGTTACAGCATTCCAAGTCTTAACGTTTGCAGTTGCACTACTTGCCGTACCAACTATATCTTCTCCTCTATTAAATGAACCAGTTCCTCCAGTCTGTACTGGTGGTGCAATTAATATCTCTGGTGTATCAGTGTACCATCCACCACAAGATTCGTAAACAAGTGCAGTAACTGAACCTGCAGCAGATACAACAGCATGCACTACCGCTGGTATAGTTGTACTACCGATACCACTATATCCATCAGGTGCAAATGCTACTGTCGGTATTCCAATATATCCACCACCACCATTAGTGATAGTAATAATACCACAAACACCGTCAGCAATATTTGCCACACCATATGCACCACTTCCAGTATCGGTCATAAAACCAATTCTAGGTGCAACAGTATATCCAGAACCTGGATTTGTTAGATTAACTGCTTGAACTCTAGACATATCTGGATCAGGTTCACAGAAATCTACAAGTCCTGTAATCATTGATGCAATACCAACTGCTGTTTGTCCTCCTATAGGAGCAGACGAAAATGCAACTTGAGGTGGTTGAGTATATCCAGAACCTCTTCTAGATACCATAATATTACGAACACCACCATCAACTAAAGTTGTTACTGCAGTTGCTTGTGTTGCTATTCCAGCAAGAGTAAAGGATTGAATATAACCCTCTTCTTCCACATTATCATCAATAAAGTCTATTCCAGTATCTACCTCTTCATCGTTGTATATGAATAGTTCACATCTCAATTCATACACATAATTCTTCTGTAATTGATAGAATGGTTTTTCATGCTCAACATACTTAATTTCAAACAATCTATCACCTAATGGGAAGTATATTAAATCTCCTTCTTTTGGTCTAGATGCTAACTTAACACCCTTTAATGGTTCTATACGTTTTTGTATCTCTTCCTCATATCTCTCTTTAGATATGATCAATGTCAAATCATCTAACTCTTGAACACCAAACTTAGATAGAAGTGTTCCTGCTCCAGAGTATCCATCAAAAGTCTCAACATATCCCTCTATAGGAATAGCATTTGCGAAGTTTGATCTAGAAACTTCTTCCATAACAGATTTTTCATTACCAAAAATTCTTGGTATGTAATAAACTTCTACACCAAACATCTTCAGTTGTTCATTCACTAAGTCCTGAACAAGATTCTGTTCACCTTTAGATCCGTGTAGGAAAAATGGGTTAAGTGCCATGATCTTAACCTATCATATCTAGAGGTGGCAATTCGTATGTAGAAGACATCTTCTCAATGATGGCATCCATCTCTCTTTGACCATCATCCTGTATTTGTCTTCCATTCATCTCAATACCACCAGGTAACTTGACTCCTTGGAATTTACTTAAATTAATACCCCATTGACGCTTAATTAATGCAGTTAAATATGGTTTTAAGAATCTATCATTCCAAATCTGATCAGATGTAGCAGGATCAAGTGCTCTATAGCAATCTAAAATTAAATATTGTCCTGGACTCTGACTTCTCCAATCAATATCAAGATATAATTTATCTTCTCTTTGATTGTATCTTATTTGTTTTTGTGTTGATAGCAACCAATCCAAATCCTCAAGATAACTCTTGGTCATTGAATATGTTAATAATTCGGTTGATCCCAAATAATAAATGTCATTCAAGAACAACTGATATTTAATACTGAACATTCCAGCAGAAAGTCCACCACCACCTTCAAATTTAAATACTTTTGATACACCCATAACTGAGGGTGGAACTTTTATATAATTACTATTTTCATACCAATTAAATGTAACATTTCCTTGATTAGGAATGTTGTCAGTTACAGAGGTAGAAGCAATTCCTACTTTACCTCCTTCATGTGGATATTCAACAGTGCCTCTATCAATATCCTCTTGTGTTATTTGATACTTCAAGAATGCTTGAGTAGTACCATCAAAATGACGTTCGTGGAATAATTGAATAGCATCATCCACCAGATCATCAATCTGCTCGTCAGCAACGTTGATCTCCAATACAGGAGCACCTAATTGCCTCTTACAATAATCTATTAGTCCTTGGCGACTTGATGGTTTTGCCATTTTACTTATCTAACAGTTGTCCTAACATAGATTTAATATCACCTAGATCAGACTTGAGCCCTTGAACATCATCTTCAAGAGCTTTAACTCTGTCTATATCTTTTTGTTTTGCTCTCTTCAGGGCAAGGTATTGGTCATGTCCTTTTTTATCGGTATTAACAATGGCATTGGTCGTAGTATCTCTTACGAGATAACTATGACCTTCAACCTTTAAAAAACGTGGATTGTACATAATTACGCTAATGCAATTGCCCTTAAATCACGTATCCTTGGAGGATATGCCTGGTTTGTACCAGTTCCAACAATCTTAATACTGAAGTATCTAAATTCAGGAAGATCATCAATACTAAATTCATAATCAGTGAATGGAAGATCATCACTACCATGAGCAAGAACATCAGTCTTAGGAATCCTCTTATCAGGAAGTCCACTATTCTTAGCGATATCAACGATAGCACCATTAACATCCAAATTAGGATATCCAGGGAATGGATAGTAAATTGGATCAGATTCTAAATCATTTGATATTGAATAGAAGCATCTAAGATCACTTTGAGTGTTCATATATGCTGCCATTAAGACCTTAATTGAAGTAGCAGAATTCTCTAATGTAATTGGTTTATTAGCATAGATAAATGCCGTTGGATCTTCAGTAATTGTAGATGCTCTAGAATCACCTGCGTAATCCGTAATTGGAGCATTAACTCTATTACTAATAAGAACCATACCAACTCTATCCAAGTCAATGACTGGAGAGATTTCACTATCTGAAGAAGATAACGTGAATGTTACTTCCATAGACTTGTTACCAGGACGACTATCTAAACGTTCAAGTTCATTGACTCGTGAAGCAATCATTCTTGGAGATTCGAGGTATGTATCATCTTCAATATTGATTGGAGTTGCTTCAGTCTCAACAAAGGACTGTTCACCACCATCAATACTTGTGGCAGTAGTATTCTTCATCTCTGCCTTGATACTGGTATTTGGTAATACCATTGTCTGAACAACAGGTCTTACTCCTTCAAACTGGATGTTCTGAGTTGCGTGAATCTCTTCACCACCAGCAGACTTGGATTCATTGATGAACAATTTAGGGAATCCAATTCCAGTGCTACGATCTGTTCCATCTAAAGATGGATTGACCTTAATGTAGTAAGAATCAAGAGTAATAGATCTTTGAGGAGTAGCATCTTGAAGATCATGTGTCTTATTGATACGTCTCAAGGAGATTCCATTAATTTCATACTTCTCAACTGGTGTCTTAGCAGGATAAGTAAATGGAGTTGTTTGATCAACAGATCTAGTAATTCCAGTTAACTGACCAGCAGCAATTCCAGTGTAAGAGATAATTTCATCATTAATCCTAACATATCCAGGGTTAGTAGCAGCAACACCAACATTCTCAAAGGTTTCAAAATCTGAAGTATTAGCAATACCAATAGCAGCAGAACTAGAGTTTGAATACTCTGCTGATAGAGTAGTTAACTTAGTATCAGACTGTACATCACTAATAATCACTTTGTTGATGTCTTGATGCATACCGTGGTTCTTATGGTTCACTTTAATATGCATACCATCTTCTTCTAAACTGTTTAGTGCATAATCACTAATGTTTACATCAGAACCAAATCCAACTGATACCATAGTGGTAATTCCAGTAGAAGGACTGATAAATTGAAGTGGTTTTGTAGTGCTAATTTCAAAATCACCTTGAACATCATCAAGAACTAATTCATTAATTCCAGTAACTGATCCCAATGATAGTTGCATATTTCTACCCAACTCATTGTTACCAATTGTAGGTACTGTTAAAACATCACCAACTTGGTATCCAGATCCACCACCATTAATGGTTGCAGCAATAGCGACACCATTTGTACCGCTCTGTGTACCAATTGTAATGTCTGCTGTTGCGTTTTTACCAATTCCACTAAACGAATTTAAAGCAACACCAGTGAAGGTGAATTGAGATCCGTCTGTAGGTGTGTATCCAATACCAGCATTAATAATACTTAGATCACCAGTTGCAGAACCACCAGCACCAACATAATTTGCTGTTGCATCGGTATCTTTTTGAATAACTGTATTTCCAAGAACTAAACCACTTGTGTTTACAAGATCATCCGTAGTAACAATAAGTTTCTTAGAATTAAATTCTAGAGAATCTTTAACCAAATTAGCGATTTGATTGTTACCTCTTCCCAATTCTGGGTTATAGAATGAAATGGTTCCAGAATTCTCAACAAAGTCAGCAGTGTATAGAGTGAACTTAAGATCTTCATACTGACTTGGGTTCCATGTTGAACCATTCTGCGACTTGAATAGAGATCCAAGACTTGGTTGTGCTGAGACAACAACTTGTCTAGATTCTGGTTGCAGAAGGGTTGTAATATCAACTTCACCCATTCTGGAGATCCAAACTGTATACTCGTTAGACTGTGATAGTAAAACGATAGCATGGTCTGTTTTTGGTTCTAAGTAAACAGGTGATGGGAATACAACCGTAGTAGGTGTTCCAGCATCTGCTGACTCAAAAATATCCTTAGATTCTAAAATAACTTCACCGAAAGGATACACCTCTTCTGAAGGAACGCCAGCAACCATCGGTCTCAACTGTACCGTTACAGGTAGCAGCGGATCTTTTGTTCTGAAGAAAATGTCTACTTCGGTTACAAAGAAACCAGCATCATTTTGAACAGAGAATGATTGTGCGAGCGGATCTTTACCGCCTCTAGCGGGCCTCGGTGGCGGTGTAGGTGGCCTTGGAGGTGTAGGTCTAGGAGGTGGTGGAGGTGGAGGTGGCACTGGCCTCGGTGGCCTTGGTGGCCTTGGAGGATTAGGTGTTGGCCTCGGTGGGGGCGGCACAGGTGGCCTTGGGGGAGGACTTGGAGGTGGTGGTGGGGGTGGAGGAGGAGGTGGTAATGGGACTCTCGTTGTCTCACTACTTGTAGTCACCCTTTGAGTAGAAGTAACATCTGTTGCAGCACGAGATTCAGAAGTTGCTTGGATATCAAATCTAGGTCTTCTAGTAGATCTGATAGTCTCCTGCATATTATTAATTGTACCTTGAGCGAAGTATTGCTCTTCACCCATTGTTCCAGTCATTCCACCAATAGTACTATTCGTAGAATTACTTGTTAATCTGAATAACTTAATTCCAACCTCAAATGATGGATTGGATGTAATATTTGGATTAGGAATAAAGAATGATCCAAGAACTGTTCCTATACTGTCACTGAATAATCTTATATTAGTAACTTCTGCTTCACCAGTAGCACTTCTAAGTCTCATTCCAGTTCTTATAAAACCACTATAAAGAGCCTGTGTCTGATCTGCTAATGATACAGTATCTACGTTAAGTAGAATTGAAGAACTTGAGTAACTTTCTGGAACTGTATATGTGTCATCATAAGGACTTGTTGTAAATACATCAGTTGGTGCAGCAATTGGTCCAATTTTATGATTGGATTGTGCAACTCTAAATGATATCCTAGGTGTTGCTGCATTAGTTGCTGTAACTGTACCTGCAGCCATTGTTCCATTAACAATCTGACCTACAGTAAATGTACCACTAATCATTCTTACTTCGACTAGTTTTGGTACAATAAATGCATTTACATCTTGACCATCAAAGAATCCATAGAGTCTTGTTAATGGTTTAAATTTACGTCCAGTAAATTCAATATTTCTAGACCTCATAAATGCGATGACAGAGGTACTTACTACCTTATCACCTTCATTTACAACATCAGTTTGCTCACTAACTCTTAGTCTCTCACCAGCTCTAGTTGAAGTACCAGTTCTGGTAGTAGTTGTAGTAGTTGTAGTCTGGAATGTATTTGTAGTTACAATCTGACTTCCATTATTCCTAGAAGTAGATCCTGTCTGTACCCTAGCAGAAGTATCAACTGAACTAGATCCAGTCCATGTAGTATTCCATGCACCCCATCTAACAGGTCCTAAACCAGTTTGTGGGTCATATCCATCAAATTCTAACTGTCTACGGGTTTGAGTATAGTTGTCAACCTCAATTCTTTGTGGTTGGAGTCTAACTTGGTCAATCCATATATCAGATGATGGGAATAATACAATATTACCTGTATAGGTAGTTACAAGGTATGGAGTAACATTCTCAACCCTAGTAGCAAATCCTTGTCTAATTCTAGACGCAGATTCATAATCAAGAGTTAATAATTGACCTGTTCTCTTAATACCATTACCAATCAAATCAGTAACAAATCTAGGATCAGCAGTTGGATTAGCAGTTGTTCCTATACCTATCAATGACCTAGAACCTATCAACATATCAACTTCAGTTGTGAAGTGTGTAGGTCTTAGTTCAAGATTTGCAGGGTCAACACTATTAGTTACCTTACCAAGTTTTAACTGAGTTGATGTTCCTGAGAAATTATCAACGTAAATACCAGATTTAAATCTTGTTAAACCAGCATTATCAGGAATAAACAGACTTTCTGTATTAGATTCCAGAAGAGAAAGTGCAGTATAGTACTCTAAATTCTGAATTCTATCTTCCAATAATGCAATATCTTGCATCCTATATCTCTTATGAGACTTGAGTCTAACCTCTATATTCTCAGTATTACAGATATAAGGTGGTAAACTGCACATTGCAACTTCCAATGCATCCTCAATAGGAATAGGTGGAACTGGTGTGTCAGCAGGAATACCCTTAATTAATTGGAATTCACCATTCTTAGTTAAATAAATTCTATCAATTCTTGGTTGATAGTAAGAATATTGTATATTAATTGCTTCATCAGACGCTAAAATATTCTTCGCAGAGTTTGTAGCATCAGAGAATACCCTTGCATCAAATTCAAATGGAGATACTGCAGTTGAGTCTAAATTAAAATTGGTTACTCTTGGTCTAATATCAATAATATCACTTAATCTAATATTCTCTTTAACATCAGGTAATACACAATAATCAATCTGATCATATGAAGAAACAGTTGTTATATCTCCATCATCAGTAGAAGCGTACTCTGCAGATTCAAAAATAACTCTTATTTTCTTTCTAGGATCTTTACTATTAGGTTTTCTAATAATACGAGAATAATCACAAATAGTCTCTCTTTGCCCACTATCTAAAGAGAATCTATCCATAATATTATTATCACCTGGATCAAAATCATTAATAGTAGCAGTTATACCACTCTCAATGAATTCAATCTGCTCATTTAATTCAAATCTTAAATCACTTAAATAAACAAATCCTGCTTTAGCACTATTAATTCGTTCAATATACAAACCAATAGCACCTGTTGTTTTACCAACAAATTCTTCACCAGCAATTAAGTCATCAACACGTCCAGTTGGACCATTCATGTTGAATACAGTAATTGATGGGATTAATGGATCTGCAATACCACCAGATTCAAATACACCATAAACCTTGGTTACATCTGGTTCTCCCAAACAGATATCAGTATCCTGAACCCTTAATCCATAACCATAGTTACCATATGTCAATCCATCATTTAATGATGTTGTACCAACACCAGAAGTTACTAATTTTGACTTATTAACAATAATCGAATTGGTTCGTATTCTATTCTTAACTTTGTTCTTAACATTAATTTTATTAAGAGTAGCAACCAATCTTGCAGATCCTGCAGTAGCAGACAATCCAAAGATTCTTAACTCTCTACCACCATTAGTAAAACGCAGTTTATCTGGGGTTAATTCTTCAGTAACACCTGCATCATTAGTTAAAACGTATCTTTCTTCATCATATGGCAAGAATGTCTCATCTTGACCTGCCTGTATAGTATTAGTAGCATTAGCAGTGATAACTACATCATATTCTTTTCTAATTGTGATGTTAGACTCTGTTAAATCAACATCAGAAACCCATTTCTTAGGTAATGGTGTATAGAGACTATTATCTGTAGATGACTGGTATTTAGATCCTATTAACTGGAAGTCAACTGGTTGTGCTGCTGCGGAAGGAAGACCACCATCACAAACACCTGCAACTGTAGTTACACCTGCAATAATAATATTACTATCGTCAGTATAACTCTCAACTACAGCAAATGTCTTAACTGTTGTTCCACCTAATAAAGGATTAGTAAATGATACTAAATCACCTGCTTTTACTTTATTTCTAAAACCACCACCAGGAACTGTGACTGTTGATATTCCAGGTGCTGTTCCAGACTTAGGAGTAATGTTTACATTACCGTAAGCAATCTTTGTAAATGGTTTAACATCAGCATTAAATGTACCAACACCAACTGAACTATGAATAGACTCAACTGCACCTATAGAGTGTGCTGTTATTCCTATGGCAATTCTATTGTTATCTACACCATTAAAGATTAATTTTTCACCTGGTGTAAATGCACCAATTGAGTTATATGCAGTTATAATTCCAGTAGTAGTCCCAAACCTTAAGTGTGCCGTTGCACCACTAGATTTACCTTTGATGTAAGTAGGTACAGTTAAAGTTATTGCTTGGTTTACTGTTAACTCAGTGTATGGTTGAATATCGTATAATGTGACATCAAATTCATTAGTTGCTGGAAGTGCAGATGAATATGATCCAGACTCTAATGCATAATCATATACTCTTGCAACACCAATCTCTTTACCTGCTGCAACATGAGCATTAGCACCAATTCTAGAATCTCTAAGACTAATACTAGAAGTTGTTGTAAATCCTATTCTAGGACAACCATATGCTCTATTAACAGTTAAAGTTGGACCTGTATAGTAATTTACTGCTTGATTTTTTAATACTTTCTTTGTTCTTGTCTTCTCAAAATCTAGATATACAACATTTCTAACAGGAACTTCAAATCCCTTAATAAATGCTTTACCTGGAGAGATCTTATATGTACCTAAATCTTGACTTGGTGTGTTATTACCATAAGTTAATTGATTTGCACCAAATACGCCGTTATTTCCCTTATTATCGTTTAATGATTCCTTTGCTGATATTGTAAATGGTTTTACATAGAAGTCACCAGCATGACTATATGTTCTTCTTGCTAATTCATCTCCAAGTTCATTATACTTAATCTTATCATCAATATGGGCAACTGAACCACCGTTGATGACCATCAACTCAACGAAGTTCTCATTCTTCTCAGATTCTAAAGATCTCTTTCCTAATTTTACACTAATCTTTAATCTATCTGCACCTGGAGCAGCAAAATTATTAAATCCTTTAGCATTATCAGTCAAAGACTGATCCTTACTTGAAGTAACTATTTCTTCAGTTATTTCTAAACCAACTCTATATGTTGGGTTTTCATCATGAGGATCAAGAATTAATGTCTCATCATTAACTCTTACAAATTGACCTCTTATAAAATATACACCTTCTGATATGAATACTGCAGATCCAACTGATGTAGCGTTAGTTGGAGCACTTTTAGCACAACCTTGACCTGCTTGTAAAGTCAATTGTGCATCTTGAGATACTACATTTTGCTGAAGTAGTAAAGTCTCATCATCATCAAAAACATCTTTATCATTAACACCAGAACCAAGATAACTGACAAACATTGTCATGTATCCTCTTGGTGAGAATTCTATAGGCAAAAAGTCTATAATTTTTGCTTTTACTTTAGAATTTGATCCAGTAACTACCTCATTAATTAAATCATATCCATAACCTTCTACATCATTACCTAAAAAATTTGGCTCGACTTCAACAGCAAACATATTGTTGTTAAAGTTTATTTGTCCTGGAATAACACAAGATCCTTCCTTGAACAGGTGAGTTCCTACTTGCTCTACCTGATTTTGGAGGATCGACTGTAATGTTGTTAATTCTCTAGCCTGAATTGGTAATCCTGGCTTAAACAATACCTTATGAAAATCCTTACTCGCATCAAAATCGTCAAAATAAGGCGATACATTGAGATTAGTTTCTTGTGCCATATCTGTTAAGTTATTACCTTAGAATTGCAAAATGACTTTAATGTCTTCTCGCTGGTTAGCAGACCTAGTAATTGAAGGTCTATTGTCAACGTAGAGTATAGTACCACTGTACTTTTCAATTTCTGGATTTGCTACACCTTTAATAAAGGTTTGCCCCAAATAATATGTTTTATTATTTATCACGGTACTTATACCTGGATTACTGACCGATCCAAATCCGTTGTCTATATATAAGTCTTTCGTGCCACCTACAATTTTCAAAGTACCACCAGAAGCGGTAGTCCCTGTAAAACTGTTTAATCCATAACCATATGTAGGATTGCTCTTTTGAGTACCATCAGTATTAAATCCAACTAAAGACCTATCTTGCCAGTACCTAAGAACACCAGTAGTTTTATCATATGAGATAACTCTTCCAACAGCAGTTTGTCCTGTTCCTACCTGTTGAGTAACATAAGAATTCGCTTCAAAAGAAGTAGTCTTATAGTCATCATCATTTGGAGATAATCCCTTTAAAATTATCCCATTAATAGCACTTGCTCTATCATCTGTAATAGTAGAAGTAGATTCATATGCTTTTGGATTTTCAACAATTCCAATCCTAGCAACCTTTGTTCCTGTAACAAAGTCAGGGTTTGAATCATCATTTTCAATTCTTGAGAAGATTAGTACGTTTGATGCACCTAATTCTCTATAAATGTCAAATCCATGACCCCCTGATGGAGGAATAACGACATTAAAGATTGGTGTAGTATTACCAACAGGAACATTACCTGCCACTAAGTCAACTGATCCATAAGTATACCCACTACCACCATTTGATATGGTAATTGATTCTACCTTAGAATCATTATTAATAACAATAGTACATTCTGCACCAGTTCCATCACCTTTTATTGGGACTCTAGTATAAGTTTGGTTAGCAGGACCAACAAGATATCCCCTATTAGCAATGGTAGCAACCTTTATCTGACCACTTGTTTTAGCATTATTCCTAATTGGCGTATAATCATTATTAGTCTCCCAATCTACAGGAAGAGGAATAAAGTTAAGACTATCAAACTTGATGATATCTGAAGGACTGATAGTATAAAGATACTTCCAGATATAACCATCACCACTGGTCCCAGCAACTCTTGGTTCCAAATCTGTAAATTTAGGTTCATCAAGCGAAGGTTTGCCATTTGGGTTCTCTGGGTCAATACCGTTATGTAAGCAAATGTAGACTCTAAATTCACTATTTACAACATAAAAATTGGAAGAATATAAACTGGTCTTATTTGAAGAATCTGATAGATTATTCCTGTTTATGTCATGTCTATACATGTCATAAATTGTTGCGGATGCCCAAGACAACTTCCGAACAACAGGTCTAATATCATCAGCAGAGATCTTCTTCATTGCGATCATTGTATCCCAATAGAAGTTCTCATCATCAAAACAATCCCTAGGAGCAGGAGGACTTGTGTCCCAATCTGACTTGCTTTCTACAGCATTTGGGAGACCAATAAAAGTATAGTAAGAATCCGCAGAGGAACGAATCTTATCTATAAACGTCCTCGCATTCTTAATCCTCAACTGATCAGTTATAATCGCAGCCATTTTTAGAATTTAAGATTTGCTATGTTTTATTTATTATGAAATAATATAACCCTTATAGCGTAGTGGATTTTTTCTCCTAATCACTGGGTTAGATCCAATACCAGACTGACTGGTTCCATGAACAGCTTCAAATGTTTGTTTTGTTCCTAATCTAATGGATAAGTTAACTTTACCCCAAGTATAATCACCATAATTTGCAGTTGTACCATATCCAACTACATTTGTAAAGTTAGCAATCTTCGCAACAACAGTTGTAACCGTAGTTGCAATACCAACAGAATTTCCACTTATTTCGGGTGGAATGAACCTTGTATTATGTGTGTAATGTGCAACCTCAAAAGTTGCATCCATACATGTAGTACCAATTCCAAGAACAGAATTATCTGCACGTAATGTAGTAACTGGACCATTAACACCTGTTCCTGTAACATTAAACAGATATCCAGTCTCAATTCCACTTTGTACTAAAGAGAATCCAGATTTTAATTTAGAGTCCTGAGGTATATAGAAGTCAAATGTTATTCCAGTCGATGCAACACCAACAATAGTAGTTGTACCAATACCAACAATTATTCCGTAATCACCTTCAATAGTTGTCTTAGGTACTTCTTCAAGTTTTCTTGAAGGAGGAGCAACCATAACTTCTGGTGAACCAATAGCACCAACATTAAACTTAATTGGAGTTGTAAGTGCCCATCTTCTATTTGTAGTGCCCAATCCAACATTATCATATACTTCAACTGCTAATTGATCACCTGGTTGATAACCAGTACCGCCTTCTACAATCGCTACAGAAGATACCTCATAGTTTAAAGTACTAATTTCAATATTAGCAGTAGCACCCCTACCAGATCCAGTATATGTTATTAATTTAGCATTACTCATTGTATTAAGTCCACTCTCTAAGAATGGGAATCCAATACCATTTTGAGCAACAGTAAGAGAAGTTAATGGTCCATATATGTAACCAGTTCCACCCATACCAACAGCAATACCAGTGATACTTCCATTACTATCAATAGATGCAGTAGCTGTAGCAGCAGTTGCAACTCCTACAACATCAAATGGTTTTTGAACAGTAACTTCAGGTGCAACAGTATATCCAAAACCTGGATTAGTAACTGTAATTGCATTAACAGCACCATTAGAAATGGTACATGATGCAGTTGCATTAACCAATGGTTCTTGAGTAATAATCTGCATCTTCTCTCTATCACCAACTAACATTGCTTCTTTAGGATCATCGAATAGAGATCTTAAAGAGTATACAAATACAGAAGTAGAATTAACCCCAACAGTCTCAAGAATATTGGTTTGTGGATTAATTACTGGTTCATAATAAACTCTATCTTTACCAACAATGTTAGTATCAATAATCTTGTCAACATCCTGCTTAGTCCAAGAGATTGGTCTTTGAAGAAGTTCATTAGGTGTAACACCCTGACCAGCATAGTTATTAGTTGTAATAGTGTCTGCTGACTTAACATCCATAACAAGACGCTCATCTTGGTTAAATGTAACATCTACATCACTGTAAAGTTGAACATCATCACCAACTTTGAGTGTAGGTAGAACATCAACTTCTCTAACATCAATAGTCTGTGTACCAGTGTACATCAACAGTTTACACTTATCTCCAAGTGTAGTAAATCCTGCTACACCACCCTTAGGTGCTTCTGAGAATCTAAGAGTACTACCTCCAGTAAAGGTATAACCCTCACCAGGAGTCTGTAATATATCATTAACAAATACTAGTAAGTTAGATTGTAAATTAATACCTGCATTTGCTCTTGCAAAGAAGGATATTCTGTCACCATTACTTGCTAATGGGAATAGTCTTCTGATTCCATTAAAGTAAGGAGTAATATCATCAAGAACTAAGAAGTCACCAACATTCCAACCAGAGAATTTAGATGCATAAGTCTCATCAACAGTTAACTGGAATTCTCTGTAAGATCCAACACCTACAAACTGGTGAGCATATCTCTTACCAACAGGAGCCATACCAACATTCATCTTAATTGTTGTTGGAGTTGTAGATGCAATACCAACACCACCATAAATTGGATCAGTTTGTCTTGGATATGGGTTTATAGAACCATAATCATCACTAGAACAAGTAAAGAGTAAAGATTCATTTGCAAGTCTAACTCTTTCTCCTGTATGTAAACTATGCTGTCCTACAGTTAAAGTCAACCATCCTGTAAATCCATTATAATCAGCATCAATGACTTTAAATCTACGTTCTGCAGGTGCTTTACCGATATTAACACTAATTGTATTCTCAGTTGTTGATCCAATTGATACAGCGTTATTATGATAAGGATCAGCAGTACTAATACCAGACTTACCAACATTAATTGTAATACTAGTTGGAGTAGTTGCTGCAATACCTATTGTTGCATTATGTGCAGGATCAGTTGTACGTGGATAAGAATGCTCAGTACGATGATCATCCAAATCACAAGTAAATGTCATTGATTCAGTAATAATACCAACAGTATTAGAACCTGCAACTAACTTATGATAAGAAGTCCCAACATTAACTGTAATAGTATCTAAAGTAGTTGCTGCAATTGCTACATTACTCAATCCATGAATAGGATCTTTTGCACGAGGATAAGATTGAACACTACCATAATTATCTCTAGAACATGTAAATGCTAAAGATCCAGTAGCAATACCAATTGTATTAGATGTTGTTAAGTTATGGTTAGACTTACCAACAAGAACCTTGAATGTTTTTGCTGTTGTTGATGCAATCGCAACTGTTGATAAATTGTGGATTGGATCAGTTGTGCGTGGATATGTCTTACTTGTAGCATAATCATCTCTAGCACACTTGAACGCTAATGAATTAGTAGCAATACCAATTGTATTAGCAGTTGTAAGATTATGATCTGCAACAAATGTTAATTCTAATTCTCCACTCAAAGGATCATATGTTGCAAAATTAGGACTTAATTTAGTACCACCAGTCCAAACACCAACAGTAACAGCATTTGTTAAAGTACTTCCTGCTGCATCAAATGTATGTGCATAATTGTTATTAAAGTTTAATACTAAATCACCGCTAACTGGGTTATATTGAGCATCTCTTGGAGTTAACTTATCTCCACCTGTCCAAACGCCGACAGTAACAGCATCATCTAAATTACTAGATCCTGCTACAAATTTATGTCCATAGTTGAAGTCAAAGTCTAATACAAGATTACCATCAACACCATTGTAAGATGCTCCTGTAGGTTTAAGAGCATTACCAGTGTTAGGAACAATAGAATCCTCAAGTGCTCTTACAAACTTATGTACATTCTTAGTAGCACGAGGATAACTATGCTCAGATGCATAATCATCCATCTCACACTTGAAGGTAAGTCCATTATCACTTAATCTAACAGATTCACCTGCTTTACGTAAACCATTTGTGGTTGCAGATACAAACGTATGTGTGTAATTACCACCAGTTCTTACTGCATTTGTTGCACTGCTAAGTCCAGCAACAAATCTATGATCAGAATCAGTTCCAATACCAACAAAGAGTGTAATTGTAGTGTTACCTACACCAGTAATAGGTGTACCAACTCCAGCAATAGGATCAGTTCCTGGACGAGGATATTGATGAGTGGTTGTGTAGTTGTCCTGAGAGCACTGGAAGTTAATACTATTAGGTGCAATCACGACAGGTTCTCCTGCCTTCTGTAGACCGTTCTGATAGGCAGAGACGAAGGTATGTGGATTGTTTATACCTAAAGTAGCAGTACCAACGCCAACATTGAAGGTATCATCAGTAACACCAGAGATAACAATGAATTTTCCAGAAATTGGGTCTGTAATTGTAGAACCAATAGAAGCAGAACGAGGATAAGACTTTGTACCACCACTACCATAATTGCAGCTGAATGATATTGATCCATCTTCAAACTTAACTCTGTCACCATTAGAGAATCCATGTGAAGGAACCGTACATGTCATTATACCAGCCATTGGGTCATATATGGCGTTAGTTACGGTATGGTTACTTGGTCCTGTAAGATCATGTTCTCCAATAGCAAGAGTCATGTATCCAGTGATTGAATTATAATCAGCACCAACAGGTGTATAGTAAACAGTGCCAGATGCACCAACCATAACTTCAATATTTGAAGTTGTAACACCAACAACAGGTAACCACTTATTGCTGCTAGGATCAGTTGCTCTTGGATAAGAATGGGTAGTTGAATTACCATCCATTGCACAAGTAAAGCTTACTGAATTATCGTCAAATCTAACTCTATCACCAACATTAAGTGCATTAAGTGTTGTAATTCCAGATAGCGTTAATGTCATGCCACCAGTACCAGCATTATACAATGCATGAGTCACTGTATAGTCCTCAGAACCCTTCAATCCATGATTAGGGATCGTAAGTACCATTTCACCAGTTTCAGGGGTATATGTAGCGTTATTAACACTATGACCGACAGTAGCAGATGCACCAACATTAACAGTAATTGTATTTGTATCCTTTGCAGTAATTGCAGTTACACCATAACCAAGAACAGGATCACCAGGTCTTGGATAAGAATGGAGAGTTGCCTGACCATCCATCATACAATTAAATGTAATTGCACCAGTTGCAAATCCAACAGTTTGACTAGTTGTATATGGATGACCTGCAATGGTTAGAACCATATCACCAGTTGTTGGATTATAAGTTGCATCAGTAGGTGTAAAGTTTCCAACACCTGTTACTGATACTCCATTAGTAAGAGAACTTACCCATGTATGATCATATCCACCACCACTTATAACAGCACTATTTGCAGCACCAACAAATGTATGTGGGTAACGACCACCAGAGACTACTGGAACAAGAGCGTTTGTTGTCTTAGTAGCAAACGTTGGAATACCAACAGTACCACCAATAGCAACAGTTAAAACATCATCTGAACCATACGCATATCCAAATCTATTAACTTCAAAATTAGCAACACCAGTTACATTACTTACTTCAATATCAACAGATGCACCAGTTCCTAATCCAACTGAGTCATTATCATCAGAATAAATTAAAGGTATATCCTCATATCCAAGAGGAGAATCAAATCTAACATCGACTTGTTTAGTAACTTCACCTGCTCTCTTATAAAAATGTAGATATGGAGAAGTACCAGAATCACATTCAAATGAATATTCGTCAAGAATATTAGTTACTGCTGTTCCATCAAATCCAACATCCTGACTGGATGGCATATTATTAACTGCCCTAGGTGCAAGAATAATTTCTTCAAGATATCCACCAGACTTATAATATGTTGGGACATTAGAAACACCAACATTAATTTCAAACTCAGTATTAGAATTAATCCTTGTTACCTTAGTTCCAGCATAAATTGGATCACCTGCTCTTGGATAACGATGTTTAGTAGTATCGCTATCTTGAGAACATGTGAATACTAGTGAGTTTGTAGCAACTTTAACAGTAGTTCCTTTACTTAGATTATGTGAACCAACATTTAATACTAAAGCACCCGATGCAGGATCATAAGACGCAGCAGATACACCATAAGGGATTATAGTTGATATACCAACATCAACAGTAATAGTATCAGAAGTTGTTGATGCAACACCAATAGTCTTTCTATAAATTGGATCAGTTCTACGTGGATAAACATGCTCACTACCATGCTTGTCCATATCACAAGACAACTTGATAGATTCTGTTGCAATTCCAATGGTATTTTGTGCAATCATAATACCATTAGCAGCAGCACCTTGGAAGGTATGAATTGAAGTGTTTGTAGAAGGAATAGATTCTAATACTTGAACTTCAAAAGTTGTTCCAGAAGTTACGTTTGCCTGTAACCAATTAGTTCCTGCTGGATCATGTGGTCTTGGATAAGTATGATTTTTACTGTAACTATCCAATGCACACTTAAAGGTTAATGAGTTATCTACAAACTTAATCCACTGTCCACTGGTTATATTATGACCACCAGATACTGTACAAGTAAGAATACCAACATTACCGTCATATTGTGCTCCTGTTGCAGTAGTAGTTGCTGCACCAGATAGATTGTGTCCTGGAATTGTTAATACTAAATTACCATTAGAAGCAGTGTACTCTGCATTAGTTGGAGTATACTTCGTATTTGTTCCACCAACACTAATAGCATCTTCTTCAGCACTTACGAATAGATGATTATAAACACCACCAGTATGTACAACAGATCTACTTATTCCACCAGTTGTAGCAGATACGAAGGTATGAACACCAACGTTTGTAGAAGGAATAGTATCTAAAACTTGTACATCAAATGTATCTGTAGTGATATTGCTAACAGGAATCCACTTATCATAAATTGGATCAGTTGCTCTTGGATAAGCATGATTGCCACTACCAGCAGTACATGTGAATGTTAATGCACTTTGAGCAATTCCAACATAATCACCTGCTTGGAATGGATGATTAGCAATAGTAAGTGTCATTACACCCGTATTAGGGTTATATGCTGCTGCAGTAGGTGTAAATGTGTCTGTACCTTCAAATGTATGAGAGAACTGGTGCTTAGGACCAGAAGGACCAACATCTAAGGTAATTGTATTATTATTGTGAGTTAAACCATTAGTTGTAGCAGATACAAATGTATGTGCATCTACATTAGTAGACGGAATAGTCTCTAATACCTGTATCTTAAGGGTATTAACTGTTGTATTAGCAATTCCTACCCACTGACCATAAATCGGATCATTCTTTCTAGGATAAGAATGTGTTGAAGCATGATTATTTTTAGCACATGTAAATGTTAATGATTTCTCAGCAAGTTTAACTTTATCACCAACATGGAATCCATGATTGTTGATAGTTAAGGTCATAATACCCGTTGTTGGGTTATATGCTGCGTTAGTTACTGTATGGTCTGTTCCATCTGCAATAATCTCAACCGAAGTATCAGTAATTGTATCTCTATTTCTAGGATAAGTGTGAACTTCTGTACTCATACCACAGGTCATTCCCAATCCAGTTAATGCAATATCAGTACCAACTTTAAGTTTGTGACCAAGAATTACTTCACCACCACTTACATAAGAATGAGGAATAGTAGAGATTCCTGCTTGGAATGTAAGAGTGTACATATCTGGAGCAGATATGCAAGCAAAGGTATCTCCAGTTGGTGAGTTTTGAGCATTGCCTGGGAATATGCTAGTGGTAATACCAACTTGAACAACACCACCATTGTTCCATGTATGTCTTATACTTGATATACCAACATTAGCAGTAAATGATGTTGCTGCTACCCCAATAGTTTTAAATGAATATCCCTGTGATCCATCTGGGAATACAGATGTAGTAATACCAGCATTAACTGTACCACCAGACACATAAGTGTGTGGAAGAGTTGAAACACCAGCATTAAATGTGAACTGATTTGATGTTGGAACAGTAAGTACACTGAATGTATATCCTTGACTACCGTCTGGATATAATGAGTTACCATAAGCACAGTTAAGACCAATATTATCCAATCTAACTTCACTACCAACACCGATAACACCACTAATAGATGTTGCAGTAGTTACTGTACATAAACCAGTTAAATTATCATATGTAAATCCATTAATACCAAATTGTTGACCATATCCTTCAGCACCACCAACAGGACATGTAAAGTTAAGTTCTCTTAGTTTAACATCATCTGTAGCAGTTAAACCATGATTACCTACAGTAAAGAAGGTAGCAAGACCTGTTGTATGATCATATTGGGCACTATGTACTGCAAATGTTTGACCATAACCCACACAAGTTAAAGCAATTCCAGATAGAGCAAAAGTTCTACCAATTGCAGTCTGCTTAACAAGATTATGTGGTGTTGCAGTAGTAATAGTTGCAATACCAGTAGTATTTGTATAAACAAAATCACTAATCGCTACAGAAGTTGTGGCGACAGATACAGTCATAATACCAGTAGTATTATTGTATATTGCATTGGTAAGATCAACAGAGTTATAGTAATCACAAGTAAATGCTGCACCAACAATCTGAACCTCATCACCCAATTCTAATTGATGTTTTTGAGTCGTTCTTACTGTTGTAATACCCGTAACAGAACTATATCCAACGTGAATAATATTCCGTGGTTTGTAGAATCTTGCAACTTTATCAACAGTTACGTCAGTAACATGTCCATCAGTTACAGTTGCATTGCCAACATAAGTAATACTTGCTATTCCCAAACTCTTAGTTTGAACTGCAACACCAACTGTTTGTAATCCAGATCTATATCCAGAACCAGTATTACCAATAGCAATGCTAGTAATTGTACCAGCACTTGATACAACTGCAGTACCACCAGCAGCAACTAATGGTTGGAATCCATATCCATCAGTCGAACCAACACTAACTATAATTCCACCTCTCGGAACATTGTTAGCATTAATATCCTTATTAGAACTATAATCAGATACCTTACCATTAAACCCTAGAAGAGTCTGTGTATTGCCATTATGCTGTTCAATTTTATAATCACCTTCTATAGTAGTTATTTCATTACCAAGTCTTTGTGGTCCTTGGAAGATGTCATTTATAAGAATAATTGCATTACCTGCAGTAATGGTATCAATATCATTACCCTTATTCTGTAATATAAAGGAAGTTGATATTCCATTAAATTTGCTGGATAAATCATCAAATACAAAGTTATTATCGTATGCCTTAACAAAACTAGTTGTAAATGCTTCGTTAATTGCAGATCTTAGGAATACTCTACCACTAAATCTACTGCTAGTTGTAAGTCCTGTATAGTCAATATTATTACTTGTACCAGTTGTTCCCATTCCAACTGGAATATCACCCCACATCGCTTCAGAGAAGTGGATATCATTGTTTACGACACTAAAGTTACCAACTAATTTTGTAACCGTTGAGAATCCAGTATGAGTTGCCTCAGTAGAACCCATCCACCCTCTTCTTACAGTCAATAAATTATTGGGTTTATCAACACCAGCAACCAACATGGTTTCATCATTAACTTTGACTAAATCACCACTAAAGACAGATGAGATACCAGTTATACCAAATATAGTAGTACCAATACCAACACTAGTTGAACCAACAGCAAAAGTATTAGCAGTTGATACGACAGGTGATTGAATAGTACCATTAACAGTTATAAGCAATCTATTATTTGGATCTACTCCTCTAAACTTATGTTGTGTTCCAATACCAACACTATTGATACCAACATATACAGGATTAAATCTAAGTGAGTCAGTAGCAGATACTGCAACTTGAATCTTCTGATTATCAAGTTTAATTACATGGAATGATCCTGGAAGTTTTGTAGTCGTTCCAATTCCTGGTCCAAAGTCTGTAGGATCAATATTAATTGCATTAGCAAAGTCATTTCCATGTGGAATATATTCAATCTTTTCACCAGATACAAAGTAGTGATTAAAAAGATTAAAAGACTGTTCATTGACATCTACAATAGATGTATCACTACCATCAAATGTTTGCTCAAAGATTGGATCACCTGCACAGAATAAACCAAAATCTCTCTTTGTACCATCAAAATCAACACTAAAATCATCAATAGGAAGAACCCTATTACCAATGAATTCTTGATATTTTGCTAAGAATGGTAATCCAAAGAGAATCTCATTAGATACTAGTTTATTGTTTACTGTAATTGCTTTTTCTCTTGCAGTGTCAAAGTCCTTAATCATATTAAGGTCAACAACACTAGTTAAGTCAGATACTGCAATAAATGCATTTAAATCCTGTCCTGTACCCATACCAACGATAGCTGGGTCATATGAATCTGCTAATAACTCACCAAACTTCTTATAACCAGTTGTGTGGTTAAGATTACTTACATAAGCATTCCATTTCTCGAATGATATAGGAGATCTTACAGCATATGAGAAGTACTGATAATAATCATTGTCATGCATTCTCTGGAAGAATCTATTCAATTTACCAGTATCTTTTAAGAATCCCTTCTTAGTAACACTATTAGAATTAATGGAATATGTACCCCTAACTCCATCAACAGAAGATATTAATCCTTGGTTTTGGGTAGATTGACCAATGATAACATCACCCTTATTAAATTGATCTTGAGATCTTACCTTTAAGAACTCATTCTTATTGTCATATTCTTGAACTACACCACTATTGTCAAGTTGGTTGGTAATAAACTCACCTCTTGCAAATGAATCCTTCTCAAGGAATACTTCAAATGTTGGGAAGTACGATTCAGGTGTTACAGTTCCAAATGATTCAAAGTTATCAAAATCACCAGGTTGTTCACCAGGATTTAACAGTCCAGTTAAATTATATTTGAGTGTTGGGAAGTCACCACCAATATTAGCATCTGCTGCCGTAATAGTGAATAATTTATAATCATAAGCAGCAGAATTATATCCTCTACCAACATCATTAAGAGTGTTAGTATTTTCAACAAGTATTCTACCACCAACTTCAAATGGATAAGATTCTGCAGATGAGAATGTTACAGCAAACGCAACAGTAACATCCAAAGTAGTAGAATCAAAAACAATACTATCAATCCTTGTACCGTTAGGATTATTAGTTGGCATCAAAACTGGAGTAACATTATACAAACCAGTTGTATTTCTAACAATTTCTACTTCAGTATCACCAACGTCATATCTTAAGAATGCTTCAGTATTAACACGACCAGTAAATCCATCAACAACAACTATATCAGGTGTTAAGAAGTAATTAACCCCAGGATCTTGAATCTTAACTTTTTTAAACTTAGATAAAGGTTCAATCTTATATGTTGCTGGAAGTGATGCAGCAGGTCTTAATGTATTATCTGCAGGATAATCAAATCCAATATCAGTTAATACAACTTCGTTAAGTTTACCAATACTAGTACTTCTAGGAAGGAATAATGCACCTGTTCCAGCAGCACTAACAACTTTAGAGACATATGGAAGACTCTTATATCCTGAACCACCAGAATCTAATGCAATATCACCAACAGGTCCTGTAGCACTCTTAGATGTTGTCTGATAAACAACAGTTGCTTCAGTTGCATCATAAGAAGGTTTTTCTGGAGTCTGATACAAAGTATAATTGAATGTATTAGTAGTTAAACCACTAACAGTTATTTTTGCATCATACTTACTATCAACTATAGACAACCTATTTGGGTTTGTAATCTGGAAGTTATCACTAAGCATCTCAGTCTTAGATGCAGCAGCACCAGAACTCTTAATTGGTTCTAAGTTATAATAAAGATTATTTGGTGTACTCTTATCAATAACTAAAGTTAGATTTGCATTTTGTTGTCCAATTACACCATTTTTCTTTACATGGAAGTCTAAAACAAGAGTCGATATACCTGCATTTGCTTCAGAGGTAAAATACAAGTCACTAAAATCAGAATCCCTATAAATGTTAAAATCAAAAGCAGATAATCCACTGTTCGATAATGAAGAATCTGATAGATCAAATACAATCGTATTATTACGATATGCCTTAATTTCTGGATTAATTGGACTAAATGTACCAAAAGATGCAGAAGTTATACCAACGATTTGAATTTCATCATCAGAAGTTATCTTACTATAGTAATTGTCAGATAATTTAACCGTATTCTCATCAATAACAATTATATAATAAATTTGAGAATTGTTAATTCCTCCAGTAGGAGTAGATGAATTGTGAAGAATCTTATCTCCTGTTCTCCATCCGTGATTTGCAATAGTAAACCTATTATTATCTTCATCAACATCACCTGCAAGGAATCCTCTTGGATTAACCAACATTCTTCTATTACCATCATCATACTTAATGGTAACAGTTGTTTGTATTCCAGAAATAACCTTTAAATCTATGTAATCACCATCAGTTAGATAGTGAGAAGTACCAGTACTAACTGTAGCAGTTTTCTTTAAAATATCAGCACTAATAACATTATTATAAGAAGTTTTAAAACTATGTAATCTTCCACTTCCTGGTGTATCAATAGTCAATAATCCAGCAGTAGCAGTACTACCAATACCTACAAAATTACCTGTAGTACCTATACCAATTTTATTTGTTGAAATACCAACAAAGTTTTCATCATGAACTGCTGCATATAATGTTGTATTATCAGTTAACCAATAACTTGTTCCTGCTGCACTTACATTTGGACCACTACTTCCAGCACCAACATTATAGATAATTTTTTCACCAGTTCTTAATCCATGTCCAGGAATATAGAAGGTATCCTTTATTGGACTAATCTTATCAATACCTGCACCTGGATTTTGTAGATAGGTCTTACCTACTTTCTTTGCAGAAGCTAAAACTTGAGTGTCATAAGTTGCAACATAAGGAGTCATAAACTCACTCTGCTCTACCTGTACACCTGCAACATAGAATGTAGGTCTAGCATTTAAAGTTGCTCTAATAGTAGTTCCTGACCCTACAGCAACACCATTAGCACCAAACTGTGCTCTATGAGGGTTAGCATTAGTAAGGGTTGTGAGTTTGAATCTCTGCCATTCTCTAGTAAGAGTTACTTTTTGATGATAGTAAACATTAACTGCAGTGTCCTGCAGTATCATCCAAACTTCTTCTCCACCCTGATCACCCTTTAAGAATGCAGAGAATGTATGAACATTACCTGAAAGTGTAAAATTACCATTTTGAAGTACAACGGTATCAGTAGCAGAAGTTGTTGTGGCAATTCCAACTTTAGCAGCAGCAATGTTACCATCTGGAGTCTTAGAATGATAGAATGTTACTGTTCCTATTCCATTACCCGCAGTTGCTTTGGTCCATGTACCACCAGTAAGAGAAGGAGATACAGCATCTGAATAAAGGACTAAATTCTCACTTATAAGTCCTGTTACCTCTTCAGGTTCAAAATAAAGTGTTCTATCAATTTGGTATTGAGTTGTAGTCTGGAATCCAGTATTAATGGTAAACCTTCTTGGATTTTCACTTAAAATATCACCACTCTGATGAGCAAAAGCAGTTGCAACTCCAGCAATATCTCTTCTTACTCTAATTCTCTTAGATACAGTATCAATATTCAATATTTGAATAATTTCAGAATTAATAGTATAAAAATCATCTACAACAGTAGTTGGGAAGGTTAAATCACCATCTACATTAAAGTAGGTTGTAATACCAGTAGAATTGGCAGTACCAACATTACCCCTTAGAACAAGTGTATTTGTAGTAACACCAACAGTATAATTCTTTGATAATTCAGTAGATAATAGATTCAAATTTTGTAAATCTACAATATCTCCAGAATTAAACTCATGAGCAGTTGTTCCAAATCCAACAAATCTACCTTTACCTAAAGTTGGAGTAAATTGAATATTACTTAATTTTTTAGTATTATAAGCAATATTAGTTACTGAAGGACCTAAGATTTGTGATATACGTGCATATGCACCACCACCTTGAGTTCCTTCATCATTAAAGAAGATATTATCCGCAATATTATACTTATCACCTGGTGCAATAATATTAAGTGAGTCAACTGATCCTGGCGATACTGCTACAACTTCAGTAAACCCTTCACTGAATACGTTAGGTTGAATAAATCCTTTATACCTAGATTTTTTACCTCTAATACCATATCGACTAGTATACCGAGTATAATTCCCATCATTAAGATCAACAAACCTCAAAGTAGAGAATTGACTGAAATTATATGTTTGTGGCAATCCTTTATACTGAGGACCAATAACATATGGGAATACTGGTTTTAGATACCCCGCAAATGGTCCTGCAACCTCTGCAGAAGCGTCTACAGTCAAGAAGTATGCATATGTACCATTAGGGAATTCAGGGGTCTTACAGAAGCGTCCATTGAACTCATCTAGGTCTCCTTTACCAACATACTTATAATCCTCACAGAACATACCAGAACCATAAGATGGTGGTCTGATACCAGACACATCGACTCTTAATTCATAACTGGTTTCCAACCTCTTGACAGCACCACCTTCTCTATCAGCATATCCATAAGGACCATAGATTGGGAACCCATCAAATGCCCATCCTATGATAGGAGAATGATATTTGTTTGTATTAGTTTCGTTTAATATATCTGCTCTATAAATTATACTTCCATCAATATCAACTGAAGTTGCAAGAACTTTTCTTCTAAGCTCTCTAGGAGCAAATGCATGAGTATACTCAATTTCATTACTGGAATCTAACGAAAGTGCTAATACACCATCATCTTGAGGAACTTCACCCGTCAACATTAACTTTTGTACTAAGTTAATAGTCCAAGATTTAATTTTTGCATTAAATTTAGCACCACTACCAGTTGCTACAACATTTAAGAAAGTATTGGTATTTTTATAACCAAATCCATTATTAATAATCTTTACATCAACAAGTTTACCTTCAACAATAATAGGATTTAAAATTGCACCATTACCATCACCTTCAATTTCGATAATTGGTGGTGAATTGTATCCAGAACCCTGATTATTGATAATAATATCAATAATTTTACCTTCCGATGATACAAGAGGACTTACCTGTGCATTTTCACCGTTTATAAGGGTTATTACTGGTTGTCTATTATAATTCAGAATTTCATTATCACCATAATTTTCGCCATGAGCACTTAATGAGATAGATTCAATATCTCCAGTAAATACTGGATTAATTTTTGCTCTAAAGTCTTGTCCCGCAAATGTACCAACCCCAATAGGACCTTCAATCTTTACTTCAATTGGAGTATATACTAATTTGTGAATTCCCGTTCCATTATCTTCAAAATCTAGGAATCTGTTGTTGATATAGTTGTAATCTTCACTAATACTATCACCAGTACTTACAATTCTTCTTTCAGCAAGTCTAACACTATTTTCATCTACTACACTTACATAATATTGAGTAGTTGATGCAACACCAACAGGGAATGCACCACCTTCATTGATAAATTGTACAACTTCTCTATCTTTAAGTTTATGATTATCAATATTGAGTTTATTGTCAAATATATCTACTTTACTTGGTTGGAAGTATAGTGTTTTATTCCTATAATCATAACCAGCGTTAACAACTTCAATAGAAGATATTACCTTCTTCTTTTCAAATGCTTCTATGGTCTGTAGACCAGATCCATATGTACTTAATCCTACAGTATTAACTCCAGCAATAGCATCATCTAATGTGCTGTGAAGTTTAATTGAAAATTCATCAACAAGATTAGCAAAGTAGATTGATTGATTAACTAATCCACCAATTACAGTTTGACCTTCGGATTTGTATATTACTTCCTCTTGTGGTCTTAATTTATGATATGTACTAAATCCAATTTTATTATTGGCAAGATCTATATCAATATATTCTGCACCTGCGTTAAAAGTAACTCTATGAGTAACATTAGATACACTACACTGAGCCTCTGCACCTGTACCCTGTCCACCAGTAATAGTTACTTTAGGTATAATCGTATAGTCAAAACCAGTTTCAATAACATCAATTCTCTTTAAAGAACCATTAATATTGCAAACACCTGTAGCACCAACACCAACATTGGTAGTTCCTGCCCCAACACCATCTTCAATGTGCAATGCTGGTGGATTAATTACGTCATAATTGGAATCACCAGATGAAGTAACCTCAATCTCGTCAATTTGACCATAATATACCAAATCACTAGATTTATAGTTTGTTAGTTCAACTCCATTGACAAACATACCAGTTTGCCCAGAAGTTGTATCAACTGGTCTACCACCTAACTTCGGTTTAGTGAATTTTCTAACAAGATCCTGTCTTTTAAGTGATTTTCCTCTAAAATCAAGTAATTCTAACTTATTATTTGTTACTGTACCAAAAACTCTTACAAAAATACCATTTCTAATATTTGATTTACTAGTAGCAAGACTAATTGTACTTGCATTAACCTTTTTTATGAAATATTGACCTTCAGGTATGCTAAGTGGGATATTATTATTAGCACTATACCAAACAGGATCACCAGTAAAGAATGGGTTTGATCCAATCGCCATCTGATACCCATTAAACTGCCCACTAAACAACATTGAAAGTGGTTTTGGATCTATTGGGGTATTAAAGTAATCTGGTAAAGACGGTGATACTGCATATGTGTTTTTACTGTCATCAATATACATATTCTGCATATTTGCAGACATATTTGCCAACTCTGGAAGATTAACCGCAGCAACTTTTGATATTCCTCTTCTAACAATATAAGATACGTTTATAAGAGGAATATTGGCAGGTAAGTTAACATCAAAACTCTTATTATCTGCAACACCAAGAACACTAACATCATAAACAGTGCCATCATTAGCAGTTAAAGTACCAATATCTCCCAAAGTAAATATATGGTCATCAAATGTAGTTAATCTATATTGAGCAGCACCGTTAATTGCATTTGTTAATTTTACTATTCCTGCAATATCATATTCTGGTGTAATATTCAAAATCCAACTCTTAAGAATCTGATCTTGTGAATCATGACCAAGAGAAACAATCTCTACTTGATCTCCCTCTTGATAGTAGTTAGATGCTTGTCTATCAAAAGTTAAAGTACCAAGAACACCACTTATTTTTACTCTTATTTCCTCTCCAGCAGAATTAATGGCATATGCAAAATCTGGTGTCTCAACATTAGTCTCAACAGGAATAGGAATTGGAGAACTTAGACCAAAGAACTGAGTAGATGACTTAGATGTATATTCAATTTCATAATCAACCCCATCTACAGTTACTGTTAAAACACCACTATCAGGGAAACTAATAGTAGAATCAACATCTATCCAAACTTGATTTAAACCAACTGCTTCGGTAATCCTAGTTTTAGGATGTACTGAAAATTTGAATTGTTCGAGATCTGGATTATAGTCTAAACTTAATCTAAAGTAAGACATTCCATCTTTAATTATTTCCTCTACTGCAGTAATAGAACCAGTAGCTTTTACAATATGTTCTGTTTCATCTTGGAAAAGAGTTCTATTTACTAGATCGTTTGGATCTCCTTGTAATTGCTTAACAACTAAATCTCTAACAATCCTATAATCTGCATCTGATGCTTGCAGTAAAAAGTCCCTTGGTTTGACAATTGATACGTCAACACCAAAGATTACCTTAAAAAGTATATCAAAAGATGATGTAGAACCTTTAGCAGAATAAAAATCCTTTAATCTGGATACAATATTCTTCTCATTTACTGCATCAAAGAATTTAACCTCTTCAAAACCAGGGGTATATTGCCTCTTAAACTTCCTGTATAATTCAAATAGGAATAATGCATGTAAATTATAAACAACCGTGCTAGAGGCGTGTGTAGACACCCCTGTTTGACTAAAAATAAGACTATCGTCTTCTTGTCCCTTATAAGAGGTTATTCCACTAAATCCTCTTGAACAATTAACAAAAGAGACAGGAGTTTTTGATTCATAGGTGATAATTTCACTATCAATCTGAATTAAACCATTATTATCAGGAAAACCTTGTGTATTTTCTACTTCTATTGTATCAGAGAACAAATCACTATCAGAAGTAGTAGTTGTTGAGTATACTAATTCAGATAAATTCTCTAATTTTACATATTGATCAATATTATTAAGAATATCAGTCGGACCACCAGGAGATTCTAGAGATCCATAATAAGACCTAAGAAATCCCTGAAATTCAGGAAAATTCTCTTTTACAAAATTAGGAAGGTGGTCCTGTACTAAATGACGGACCTTTACTCTATTATGCATATTCCTATAGTCTTACGTAATCCCCATTAAGGTAGCTAGACGATACTATATATCCCGATCCTGAGAGTTCTGCTCCAGAAGCAATTGAATCGGAAACCATTGTCAATGATGAAGATCCTGAACTTAACTGTAAGTACAAATCTTGCTTTCCAATGATGTCATTAGATTTTGGTAGAGCAGAAAACTCAATAATCTCATCTCCAGATACTTTTTTGGAGGTAGATATGATATTAACTGCGTTAATTAGTATTTCACCCTTTTGATAATCAATAGTACCTACATTTTTTCTTACAACTACAGGTTGTTGTTTAGCATCAAGTCTAATCATAACCATATCCCCTGTTAGCATGTCTTTATTAGGAACATCACTAAAGTAAACTGTACCAGTTACACCACTAATGCCAACACCAGAGGTCTTAACATTGTATCCAGCAGTATTCTTGATGTGAAATTCATTACCAAAACAAACTTCATATTCTGCAAACTGGTTCATTAAGACTCTAAGATCCCTCCTCATTTGTACATTTGTGATGTTTGAGGTTATTGAACTACCAGAATCATCAATCAATTTAAGGAATTTACTATATTTGAACCTTGAACCATACTTATTCAGGTCTGTAGACTTACTATACTTCTCAATATTAGAAGCAACTGTCTGTTTTAATGACGCTGCATCACCAGTATTGGCATTATAATAGACAGCAGACTCATATTCGATGTAAAGATACTTCAAATCAATGAATTCTGGGATAATTCCTGCAACTGCATACTTTTTAAGAGCAATTTTTAGGTTATCTTTGATGTTATTTGGTAAATATGTACCATTTTTAGGTTTAACAGTAATGTAAACCTTACCAAATTGAGGAGGAACTAACTCTTCACCACCAAAAACAGATACAGATTCAGTCTCTGGGAAGATTTGGGGTAAAATGGTCTCATAATCAGTAGCAGTTACCGCTCTATTTTGAGAAGCATAGACTCTAGGAGCAAACTTCTTAATAGAAGAGATGGTTTCAATCGCAGTACCACCACCAGATGCCTCATCAGCAGTCACAATAGGTGAAGATACCTTAATAGAGTTGCCATTATTGTCAAATAATCGCCCTACAAAGGTAAAATCAGACACTCCATTAGCATCTTGTGCTGCTGTAGTGATATAAGAACAAATAATGTAGTTACCATCCTGTAATTTACGTCCAAAAACACCATCACCAAAGAAAATTTCATATTTTTGGTCTTCAATTTCGTTCAAAAAGAAGACATCTTGAGTTGCGTCAACTTCAGTGATGTTATTGACGTACTTATACTTCCTACTAATGGAACTTGTCTTCGATTCTCTTACATCTATTCTCAATAAGGTGGTATCTATAGCATTGTTATTGAGAATAAACCTTTGATCCTTGTTTAAACTGTCATAGGTAAAGGATTCAGTAAGATATATGCCCTCATAAATGTCAATTCCTGAAAAAGTAGCAATTCCACCCGATACAGGGACTGTTATGTCCTCTGGGATGGAGAAAGTAAAGGATTGAGTACCAAAATTAGACGAACTAGTACATACAATACCCTTTCTAAGAGTTAAAGTAATAGGATTAGTACCTATATTTGCTGTAGATACAAAAAATGATATTTTTGCTTTAGCAGATATAGGTGATCTGGGTATATAACCAACATTTCTTGCTAATGATACAACATTTTCTCTTAAAGTTGCCGCATCAATAAACACCTCATTCGCTAACATGTTAGCATTATAAGAAGAGATGTATGTATTGTATGCTAAGGTGTCCAGAAGGATAGAAAAGTTCGATCCATCAAAATCAAAGTCCGTAAAGTCACTATTTGTTCGTAGATAACTCTTAATTTGACTTTTTATCTGGTCAAAATCTAAATTTGAAAAATTTACTAACGCCATTATTTACCTAGTAGGAAGCAACACGAATTCTAACTGTTGCGGTTGTGCATCAATTCCAACTATAAGGTAGATTAGGGTTACATTCATTGCATTACCTAAAAAATCGGGTTCTACAGTGACTGTATCTACTTCTACTCGTGGTTCATAATTTTCTATTACAGTTTCAATCTCTCTTCTTAAGTTATCTGCCGTAAAGGTGTCAATTGTCTCAAAAAGGAGTCTATTAACTGCACAACCAAGATCAGGATCAAATATTTTTTCACCTTGTATAGTTAATACAAGATTCTGAACGGAACGTGCAATGGCAGATTCATTCTTAAGCACCAAAAGGTCTTTAGTAATGGGATTCCTTTTTAAAGACAAACTAATATCTTTAAATCCAACGCTGGACCGCTCTAGAGGCATGATATTTATTAAGTATTAATATTTATTTAGCGACTTCCCAATCAGTTCCTACTTCAGAGGGATCATACAACTCCTCCTTACGTAAGTTTCGATTGCGTTTAGCAATCTTATCCAAATACTTGTCTGAATCTGTTTCAGTTAATAGACCACTATCTTTAGCGGTATAATCAGGGTTTACCCAAACATCCATGTTTTCGAGGGGGTAGGTCGTACTATATTTATACGGTTTCCGACCAATACCCTTTTCTTAACTTCCAGTCAGCATACATTTGACCAAAGACCATACCTTCGTGTGACTTTAGTTCAGCACCATCTAATATTTCCAACTGCCTTTTAGACAACTTCCCCTTTTGCATCTCTTTATATTCCTCTGGGAATCGAGCGATTGCGGCGGTTATGTCTTCTGGGTTCATTTGCCCTGACCTTTATATCTTTTAGGGGCGTGATTCCGAGACGTTGCGGCATATTTTGTATGCTTGCCTCTTCCTTGACGAGTTTTTTTCGGGGTAGTCTCTGATACTTGAACAGATCCGAATTGTCCTTGTTTAGTTCTGACGGGCATTACTATCTCCGTTGTGGTTGTACATCAATTTTATCTGGGTCAATATTATTCTCACTATCCGAGAAAAAGCGGTCAGCATAATCTTGCAGAACCTCTCCTAGTTCCTCTTCAGTGAGGCACTTGTAAAGTACCTCATTATTATACAAAAGGTTATAAAGAGTTCCGTAAGACATTAGATCACCCTTGTCTTCTCGTGACCGACTCTGATACGAGGATCGCACCAAGTCTCAACGTCTGCTTCTTTGGCATCTAGACAGAATGAGACATCTTCGCCACACATGTCCTGAACATTACCAGACTCAAAGACTTGCATCTTAGGAGCAAACCAAGGATATTCGAGACGTTCAAAAACACCCTTACGAATCATAACCCAACCAAATCCTGTGTAATCGACAGTAAAAGGTTTGCGTCTCTTGCTCATAGACTCTACAGTCTCATGATTCATAACACCACCGTTCTTACGGAAGTCATCTTCGTCTAACCAATGAGCAACTGAGGTAGTATGCCCATCTTCAGTAGCATACCAACCAGCGACAATCTCCTTCTCAGGTTGAGCAACTCCGTCCTTGTCTGGTCCAGGTACTGCAAGATCGCATAATTGCCAGAACTTATTAGTGTCAAATACTATATCACTATCAATCCATAACTGATAGTCATACTTAAGTTTACCATCCCAAGGTATCTGCTTAGGACCACGTAATACATTTGCTCCAAGACACTTGCAACGTGCAAAGTTAACCATAGAAGAGTAATCTTGAGAGATTTGAATACTCATCTGATTTTGCACAAGGTCAAAGCAGAGTTGTACAAAACTCTTTAAGAACTGATACGAGCAACCTCTACCAGGTAGGCAAAAGACTATTGCTTTACCTCGCATTCTTGCTTTAATCTCATCGTAATTCCAATCTTCTACTGCTTTTTTCTTCGGTGCAGCAGCCTTCACCGTAAAACCTTTTGCCATTGTGGATAATTACCTTCAAGTCAATTTTAACTGTATAATTCTTATTTGTCAATAAGAACCTTCTGACATGTCCTTGTCTAATAAGTCATCGAATTCCTCATAATCTAACTTATCTGGATGCTCATCTATTTTTTCCTTCCAATGTTTATGGAAGGACTCTTCAGTAACGCAGGGGGCGATACATGTTTCTTTATCGTAGATATGATAGATTTTTTCAGGCATAAGAATGTCCTAGTAATATCTCAGAACACATAGTATATATTCGACCTTTTTGGGCGAATTTTTTTCCTGAGAATTTTTTCATATACATTATAACACACTCTCGAATTGTCACCTCTGTAGGTTAGGGTCTCTATCCCTTTTTAAACGACCCTTCACGGCCGCTTCGCTAATCGGCACACGGTCACGAATCACTGCCGCACACGTCTACTGTCTAGAGGCGATGTCGCACGAATGACTATAACGACTCGCCGTTGCCATCACCCATCGCAACGCCTACCAAAAATTAGACATAAAAAAAACCCCACCTTACGGCGGGGCGGTTGCACTCATGCGGTGCTTATGCCATAACCAGAGAGGCGAGGCGATCACGTTTTCTGATTTGGTTAATT